TTACCGCGACGTGAAGCGGCCGGTCATGCAGATGGCCGGATTCCGATGCGCGATATGCGGGAAGAGAGTCTACCGGGGGGGGCAGTTGCACCACGTGCTTCCCTACACGCTCTTCCCTGAGTACGAAAGAGAAATCAAGAACATCATGCTGCTGTGCGTGGGTTGCCACAACGAAGTACACCGCAACCCCTACGTCAACATCAGCCTGATGGAAAAGAAGTCGATGGAGCTTGGGTGCTATCGCAAGCTTCTCGAAATTAAAAGTATTGCCAAGTAATAACCGATTAAATAGAGTAAGATATGAAAAAGAGATTGACTTCCACTAAGGAATCGAGAGCCTTCCTGGCGAAGGCGTTCAACTGCACGGATCGTACCGTCTGCAGAGCGTTGGCCTATGACAGCGACAGCGAAGTGGCCAAGAAGATCCGCAAGGCTGCCATTGAGTATGGCTGCAAGGAAATCACCGTTAGCGATTCCATCGAGACGTTCCACGACGCCGACAATGTAATCCGCCAGTACCTCCCCAACGGTGCGATGCTGGAGCTGGACAAAGTAACCGGATGCGGCGACGTCTACTTCGGCGGCAAGAAGATGGAGCACTACGACAACGTGATGATTGCCGATATCGCCGGCATCCAGACGAGAGCCATGTCATTCAGATAACGGGAGGGGACCATGGAATACTACGAAGGCAAACTATGTATCTCGATGAAGGAGCTTGTGAACGGCGGCGTGATGAGCGAGTCGAACTACAAGCGCCTGGCATCCTCCGAACGGTTCAAGCTGGCCCGCAAGGGCAAAGGGCTCGGCAACTGCGCCCTTGTTGTAGTAGACTCGCTTCCCGACAGATTCAGAAACAAGGTGAACGCCATCTATCCAGGCGGCAGCCAGATAACCCTCGACGGCTGGATTCGCTCCAACTACGAGATAGACCAGGCGGCCGTGGTGTTTTTCAATGACCGCAGCAAGACGGGCATTGAATTGCCGGAAGACAAGAAGCACGAGTATATCGTGAATGCTTCCGTATTGAACTGCTGTATCAAGCTATACAACAATAGCCTGATGGTCTCTAAGCTGATGGGAAAGTCCTACGAATGGAGTATGATGGCAGCCTCGATAGAGAGTCTCCGCCAACAGTTCGGGCACACGCTGCCGGCGTCCACCCTCCGCTTCCGCAAGAAGGTGGCGGAGTACAAGCGACTCGGCTACGAGTGTCTGATCAGCGGGAAGTTTGGCAATCAGTCGGCCCGCAAGGTGGACCATAAGACGGAGCGCCTGATTCTGGGCCTGGCCGTGCTGCCCAACCGTCCCTACAACTCCAACGTCCACGACCTGTACAACTCGTTCGTGTGTGGCGAGCTGGACGTCTACGACCCGGATACGGGAGAGGCGTTCAATCCCGACGACTTCGCGGACAAGGATGGCAACCCGAAGGAACTGAGCGAAACGACCATCGCCAACTACCTGAACATGCCGAAGAACCAGGTGCTGATACGTTCCGCGCTGGACACCTATACGACCTACATGCACGAGACGATGCCCCACATGCACCGCCACGCACCGGAGTTCTCGCTGTCGAAAGTCACCTTCGACGACCGCGACCTTCCGCGCAAGCTCAAGGACACCAAGATTCGCCCAAAGGCCTATTACGCCTACGACGTGGCCAGCCAGTGCTGCATCGGCTTCGCCTACAACCGCAGCAAGACGGTGGACCTGGTAGTGGATATGTTCCGCAACATGTTCCGCCTGCTGGAGCAAAACGGTTGGGGATGCCCCGCTCAGGTGGAGGTGGAGAACCACTTGATGAGTCAGTGGAAGGACAGTTTCCTGAAAGCCGGTGTGATGTTCCCGTTCGTGCGTTTCTGCGCCCCGATGAACTCGCAGGAGAAAACGGCCGAGAACCTGAACGGCGCCAAGAAGCGCAGCGTGGAGCACCGCAACCACATCGGCATCGGCCGTTTCTACGCCAAGAACAAGAGTTACCGCACCGAGAGCAAGAAGGTGTTTGATGAGTTCAACGACAACTACGAAGAGAAGGAATACTACTCCTGGGACGAGTTGATTGCCGACGACATGGAAGACATCAGACAGTTCAACAACGCGCTGCACCCCAATCAGAAGAAGTATCCGGGCATGAGCCGTTGGCAGGTGCTGGAGGCCAACATCAATCCCACCCTCAAACCGCTCGACAAGGCTTCGCTGGCCCGGTATATCGGCGAGAGGGTGCACACCAGTATCCGCCGGAACTCCTACTGCCGTGTGGCGTACTCCGATTGGTGGCTCAGCAGCACGTCGGTACTGGAGAACCTGGCGCCCAATGATTACGAGGTGGACGCCTACTGCATGACCGACCAGCACGGCGAGGTTACGGACGTCTATATCTATCAGGGCGAACGGTTCATCGACAAGCTGCAGAACGTGGGCACCTATAATACCGCCGACGCCGAACAGACCGAGGAGGACCGTCACGTCTTCATCGAGCAGCGCAAGAAGATCAGTGAGTTCAACACCTACGTGAAGGAGAGGTCCATTGCCCGTGTGGGCATCCTGGCCAAGAAAGAGCCTGTTCCGGCTGTGGAGGACGAAGAGGACTTGGTGGTGGACCTGCCGCCCATCCCCGATGTCCCACCCGCGGCGGACGTCACCAACTTCTCCTCTTACGGAGTGTCGCAGTTATAACCGATTATTAATACTATTCTAACAGTGTTTTGATATGATTACAAACGAAATGATCAGTAAGATTCTGAAAGCGATTGAGACCAACCGCACCAACTACCCGAGCGACGCCAAGCACGCTGCATCGCTGGGTATCAGTACAAGCGTGTACAGCGCCATCCGCAACGGCAAGACCGACCGCATGATGAGCGAGGCCAACTGGATTACGGTGGCCCGCAAACTGAACGTGAGCCTGCGCGGCGAGATGGAATGGAAGGCAGCGCGCACCGCCACCTTTGAATTCATCACCGCGCAGCTGGAGGTCTGCCAGCAGAGCGGACTGAGCGCCATCATGTGCGACCTGCCCAATATCGGCAAGACGTTCACCGCCCGTTTCTACGTAGCCGGACACGCCAATGCCGTATATATCGACTGCTCGCAGGTGAAGACCAAGTTGAAGCTGATACGCAAGATTGCCAATGAGTTCGGCGTGAACAGTCGCGGCTACTACTCCGACGTCTACGAGGACCTGGTGTACTACCTCCGTTCCATCGAGACGCCGCTGATCATCCTCGACGAGGCGGGCGACCTCACCTACGAAGCCTTCCTGGAACTCAAGGCCCTCTGGAACGCCACCGAGCGCTGCTGCGCCTGGTACATGATGGGCGCCGACGGCCTGAAAGCGAAAATCAACCGCTCCGTGGAGTGCAAGAAGGTGGGCTACGCCGAGATGTTCAGCCGTTACGGCGACCGCTACAGCAAGGTGACGCCCGACGACGGCAAGGAGCGCCAGCTGTTCCTGATGAAGCAGGCGAGCATCGTGGCCAAGGCCAACGCACCCGCAGGCACCGACATAAACTCCCTGGTCCGCAAGACCGCCGGAGGGCTGAGAAGAGTGTACACCGAAATCGAGAAACTGAAAAGCGCTGAGTAAATGACCAAGAGAGCATATAGCCCTAAAGAGATACTTTTGAAAACCTACAAGACAATCCCCTGGGGCGGGGAGTGGGAACGCTGCTTCGGCACGCCTTCCTTCAACGAAGTTTGGTTTATCAGTGGCCCGAGCGCCAGCGGAAAGAGCGGATTCGTGATGCAGCTGGCCAAGGAACTCTGCAAGTATGGCGTGACGCTCTACGTGAGTTACGAGGAAGGTGTCAGCCAATCGTTCAAGCAGCGTGTGGAACGCTTCCACATGAACGAATGCCAGGGCAAGTTCCGGGTGGTGGTAGACGACACCTTTGATGACCTTGTAGAGCGCCTCAAGCGCCCGAAGAGTCCCAATTTCGTGATTGTGGACAGCTTTCAATATTCACACTGGACCTACGAGCAGGTGGAGCGCCTGCGCGAGACGTTTCCCCGCAAGGGATTCATCTTCATCTCGCAGGAACACAAGGGCCGGCCGATGGGCAAGCCCGCCGAGCGCCTGAAGTACATGGCCGGCGTGAAGATACGAGTGGTAGGCTACGAAGCCGTGTGCCAGGGACGATTCATCCCAGAGCCTGGCGCCAAGTTCAAAGTATGGGAAGAAGGATATATCAAGATTACGAACAATATTTAACGACAAGAAGAAATGGAAAAGAACGGAGAAGTGACCAATTTTGCAAGATTCTACAAGGCGTTGAACAAGATGCCTTATCAGGGTTCCCGCGAGGACCTGAAGAAGCAAATCGTGCTTCAGTACACATGGAACCGTACCGACAGCCTGCGCGAAATGACGCAGAAGGAGTACCAGGAGTGCTGCCAGGCCCTGGAGCAACTGACCGGGCAGGACGATGAGCGCCTCCGATACCAACTGGAGATGCGCAGACGCCGCAGTTGCACCCTGCATCTGATGCAGTTGCTGGGCGTGAACACCTCGGACTGGGGAGTCATCAACCAGTTCTGCATGAATCCCCGCATCGCCGGAAAGCCTTTCCGAGAGATCCGAATGACGGAATTCGATGAGATAGACCGCAAGCTGCGCGCCATCCAGCGCAAGGGCGGACTGAGACCGCACACGCAGGAAGCCGGCAGCAAGGTGAGCTTCCTGATCACCCACAAGAGCGCGGAAGCCTGAATGTTTCACTTTTTAAAATAGAATGATTATGACAGAACATCACAACGTAGTGGCCGAAAGACTGGCCAGCTACATCGAAGAGCAGATTTCCGGATTCTCCGGAGTGGACCAGATTGCCATCTACAACGAACTGATCGATCGCATCGACGAGCGCCTGCGCGCGGCCATGTCGGTAGAGTACGGCGTCAGCGTCGAGGACTTGGATGATTGAGTGACCTTTTACACAATAACTTAAAAAACAAACAAAGCATTATGGCAAGAGTTAAGAGAACAGTGGTAACAGGTGTTACCCGTGAACAGGCCGAGCAGGCCTTTGCCGATTACGCATCGGCAGACGCAGCGGTGCAGGAAACCACCGCCCGTATGGACCAGGAGATAACCCACATCCGTGAACATTATGCCGAGAAGTTGGCTGAGCTCGGCGCGCAGCGCGACAAGAGCTTCGAGGTGCTGCAGTCGTATGCCACCGAGAACAAGGAGACGCTCTTCAGCAAGCGTAAGAGCGTGGAGAGCGCCCACGGCGTGTTTGGGTTCCGCACGGGCACGCCCAAGCTGAAGACCTTGAAGGGATTCACCTGGGCAGCCGTGACCAACCTTTGCAAGGAACTGCTCCCCGGATACATCCGCACTACCGAGGAGACGGCCAAGGACAAGTTGCTGGCCGACCGCGGCAAGGAGGAGGTGGCAGCCCTCTTCCCGAAGATTGGCATCGAGGTGGTGCAGGACGAGACCTTCTTTATCGAACTGAAGAAAGAAGATGAGATGCCCGAGCCAGCGGCTTTCTGATTACTCAATCAGACGTTTTCGCAACCGTTACCGCATCATCCGGTGGCAGCGGGACGGCGTCTTCTCCAGTGGGGACGCCGTCGGCGAATTCGACTCCTACGAGGAAGCCCGCAAAGAATTGTACAGATTGAACGGATGGAAGTATTATCAAACAAAACAAGTAACGAAATGATAGATACAAACAGCAATAATATCCGGACAAGCCGCCGATACAAGCATCCGAAGATTACGCTTTGCACCACCTGCAAGGGCACCGGGGTCCATAGCTTCCTCGACGACTTTGAGAAGGAGCACTCCGAGGTTTGCCCCGATTGCGAGGGCAGTGGTCGGGTGGTAGTGAGCGGAGTGATAGAGTTTACCGTGCAGCCTTACAAGCCAGGCACGTTTGTCCACCGCGATATAGCCCGTAAGGTATGAGTGCCCAGCCATCGCTGTTCGGTCCGCAGAAAGTGGCCGTGCAGCTCGACGAGTCAAGGTCGTTGGAATTCCTGAGCTATTGGACCATGTACGACAAGCCATTCCCCATCACCTTCAGGAAGGCGAAGACGCCCGGCCTGGTGGCCGTAACCTTCACCGTCGACCCCTCTGATCTCAACGCCATGGAGTGCATGGAGCGCGCAGTGAGCAAGACGGAAGGTAAGATTTGGAATTTGACAAAACAAAACCCGTGAGGGCGTGGCCGGGTGAGAGTCCCGGCATAGAAAAATTTATTTAAACGAAAGAAGCCCGGAAGATTCAACGTCTTTCGGGCTTTTTCTGTACTAAAACGGTGAAAATATCACCGAATAATTGCTGAAATGCGCATTTTTTCATAAATTTGCGTATGAAAACATTCATCGGAACCATTTATGAGAAAAAGCGGTAAAATTGTCGGCTTAAGCTACCTCTACAGGGTGGAGGACGTTATCCGAATCTACGACGAGCACAGCCGTTCGGGGCTGTCGAATCGTGAGATTCTGCGTCGTTATATCTGGCCGAAG